GTAGCTGTTAAACTAAGACATAACCTATGGTTGTAGACAAATATGCTGGCAGGTGTTTGGACGTGGGTTCGACTCCCACCGGCTCCATATATACTTTCTAAAGTTTTCTAAAAGTTTCTAAAACGTTGTAAAAACAACGTTTTTTGTTTTATACTTTCTATTCTTTTTTGAACCTTTTTGAAACTAACAGACCCAAAAACAGACCCTTTTTTTATCCAAAGGGTCTGTTTTTTTTGTTATTTGTTTAAAAATCAATATAGTTTGCAAATTTCTCACCAATGTCATCCTTAGCCTCTTTAGTGATGTGAGTATAGATGTTCATGGTTGTCTTTAGGTCCGAGTGTCCAAGTCTATACTGGACCTGTTTGAGTGTCATTCCAGCTTCGAAACATAGGCTGGCATGTGTATGTCGAAAGCCGTGGATCCTAATCGGACGCACATCCGAATCTTTGACAATTTGTTGTAGCCATTTCCGTGGTAGTGTTCCTGGTATTGGTTTTCCAAATTCATTCTCAAAGATAAAAGTAGTAGTAGGATTCATTTTTCTCCACTCCGTGAGTAGTTCACTTGTCTTTTCGTCCAAGCTGATCAATCGGTTGCTACTTTTGTTTTTTGTAGGACCGACAGATTCCCCGTCAAATCCTCTTGTGATGGCTTTGTTTATGCTCAGAGTGTTATTGGTCCAGTCTTCCCATTTGAGGGCTAAAACCTCCCCTTTTCGAGCTCCTGTAAAGGCTAGAAGACGAAAGAGGACTTTCTTTCTCAGTTCATCTGTTTTGTCTACTAACTCAAGGAAAGATTTCAGTTCCTCCTTGTCGTAAAAATCGCTATCTGTATCTACTTGCTTTCTGACAAGCGTTGTTACACTCTCAACCGGATTGGTGGAGATGTAGCCATGTCTGATAGCGTACTTACATATGTTATTCATCAAGCCTTTCATTTTACGTCCATAAACAAGTTTTTTGGACCATTCATTGACTTGTTCCTGAAGTTGCAGAGGAGTGAGAGTAGAAATCTTCTTATCTCCTAAAGTCGGATAGATATGATTTTTTATATTCCGTTCGGTCTTGATATAGGTGCTATCCTGTACTGTGTCAGCATATTCCTTGAGCCATTTTTCAGCGACTTCCTCGACAGTGATTTCATTGACAGTGATTTCATCGCTATTTTTAAGGTCAGTTTGAAGTTGGAGAAGTGCTGCTCTTGCTTTGGCTTTTGTCTGAAACCCCTGACGCTTTACATACTTGTCTTTTCCATTTTCTTTGCCGACATAGATCCTAAACTTATAGGCTGTATCGCCATTTTTCTTTTTATATGACTTTATTTCCATTGCCTTTTACCTCATTTCTTGTTAAAATGGGTATAGTAAAGAGGGCTTTTTAATGCCATTCTTTCTATACAACACATCCTCACATTATAGCTTGCAGGCGATTGTGGGGATTTTTGTTATTTTAATTCAACAAAAAACGGTAACTAAATTTATAGTTACCGTTTCTGCGTGGCAGCTTGTGCCAACCAGATTATTTGCACTAGGATTTCGCCTAGGTTAGTAACTATATATTATCAAATATATATCATTTTGTCAAATAAGTTAGCGTGTTTTGATTTCATCGCTTAAAATTTTCATCAAATCCCATAATAATTCCCCTTTTTCAATTGATTAAAGACTTATATTCATCTATTACCATCGTTTAGTTAGCGATGGTTTTTATTTAAGTAACTTTATAAAATCATTTTCTGTCATGATTTCAATATCATGACCTTTTTCAAGCAATGATTGTGCTTTTTTCATCTTACTACTTAGACCATCTAAACCGACTACACGCCAATCTTGTTCACCGACAACTAGAATATTCGTATGATTAGTGACCCCTTTTTCTGGTATTCCACCAACAAGAGCGACTGCTTTATTAGCTTCTTTTCTGGTCATTCTCTCTAGTTTTCCAGTAAAACAAAAGTACAATCCGTAGAAATAGTGGTCTGGATCCATTGCTGCCTTCTCCTCTTCTGTAGGAGTATAGATGAGATTATCTTTGTACTTAGCATCTTTTTTTCTCTTAAAACCACGCTGGCCAAGTAGACCTGTCTTGTCATAACGATACTCTTTTAAAAAGTCATTGATATCTGAAAATGAGTTGGCCGATAATAGGTGATCTAGAATTAAACCACTAGCTTTCGCATCAGACAAAGCATTATGATGGTCTAATTGAATATTCAATGCTTTCGAAAGATTTTTTAACTTATAATTTAATTGTCCTGTCATAGCAACTTTTGCAAGTCTATACGAACAAATATATTTTATATCGTCATAATCCAACTGATATTTATTGTAAACATCATTCAAGGCTCCCATATCAAATTGGGCAAAATGACATACAACAATATCAGAACCAATAAAATTAACAATATCCTGCCTTACTTCCGGAAAAGTAGGAGCATCAGCAACGTCTTCAGGTTTAATACCGTGAATAGAAATGTTGAAGGTGTCAAAACTTGTTTCGGGATTGATTAAGGTATAGTATGTGTCAACGATAGTTCCATCTTGAAACTTTACCAAACCGATTGAACAGATACTTCCTCTGAAATCATTAGCAGTTTCAACATCTAAAGCAACATATGAATAAGTCATAACAATCTCCCAGGTACTTATTAAATTATTATTTTCAGCATGACATCATTTTTAGTGATGATTGCTATTTTTCTTCTCTATACACATCCACGACTTTACCGATGATCCTAAAATCACTGTCGGAATTGATTGGTATATCTTTATAATTCTTATTAAAACTTCTCAGATAGGCCTTATCTTTCTCTATAATAAGTTGTTTGATATAGGCTTCTCCCTCGTAATCAAATACTCCAACAGTGCCACTTGGAAGCTCTACCGTAAGTTTTACAAATACATAGTCCCCAGATTTATAATCCGGCTCCATGGAATCTCCATAAATCGGACAAACAAAATCAGCGTCCACCTTCACAGGCAACTGGATTGTCTCTATCTGGACTTCGTTTAGATATTGCCCCGTACCAGCAGATACAGGTTGGTCGTAGTAGTTATATGCTACATACTCTACGACTATATCATGGACCTCAGCAAGTCTCTTTTCGGCTTGCTTTTGCTCCTCAAGTTGCCTTTCTGCACAAGCCAGTACATTACGCTGGTATGGTTCTGGGTCGAGTTGAGATACAACTTTATCGATTTTTTGTGCGATCTCGTTTTTTACAATAGAAGAAGTGGTATCTAATCGAGGATCGATCTGCTCGACAGGAACATCGAAGAAATCAATGCCAACACAAAGAATATCGGCTATATTATTTAGGTACTCTACTTTGGGTGTAGAAATACCATTTATATATCTACTAAGAGTGTTTTGTGGAACACCACAACGTTTAGACAATTCTAGTTGAGTAAAGCCGAGTTCTAACATGCGTTCTTTTATTCGGTCTGCTATAAATTTTCTCCGAATAATTTCAGATTCAGAAGCTTTGGAGCGACCTCTAGTTGCTTTTGCCATATTAGTTTCCTTCATATCCTTTTAAAAGTATTATATCAGTTTTTTATAAGAAATAAAAATAATTTTAAAGAAAATAAAAAAAACTATTGACAATATCCAATTAAATGGATATAATATAGTCAAGGTTAAGGAATTAACCAAAAACAAAAGAAAGGAAGGGCAGTATGCTGAACCGAAGGCAAAAGAAAAAGGACCCTTGGTTGACACAACCAAGAGCCACAGTCATATCGGCAATCATCGCACTGATAGCCGTGATTCTCCAACTCTTATTTAAATAAGAGTTACACACAGTTGTAGGAGGGGCGAAAGCCCCAACCCTACGACTTAAGTTTAGCATACTGTCCAGAGAAATGCAATGGACGACAAAAGATGGGAAATCGGTGGTTTAATCGCAGTAGGAGCGATTATTGTAATTGTAATTTTAAATTTTTTTAGATAGGAGAAAAAGCAATGGATATTGGTACTGTGTCACTCAATGTAAATGTAAAAGTAAAAAATATTGATCGTTTTATTGAATTAAATAAAGAATTCAATAAAAAAGCCCGTGAACTTGAAGAACTAGCTCACGAACTTAAAGTTTTCAATTTTGAAGGAAAGATTGAATCAATCGATAGTGATTAATTCAAAAGTATCACTGTCTTTAATAGGAAATTTTTAACTTTAGAGAAAGGATATAAAAAATGTTACCCGAATCAAATAGAAGCACTTTTAAAAAGGGGATCTTTATTTCCGTAGACGGAAAATCATTTGTAAATCTCGGCACAGGAGCTATAAGCTTAAATGCTAACTCCGAAGATAAAGTTATCGAAATATCAGATTGGCTAATTGAACAATCTGAAACTTATAGCGAAGCAAAAAGCAAATGCATGAAATTGATGGGCGATGTTGCTCACGAAATTGAACTGCGAGCGCTTGAATCAAAAATTGAAAAGGAGGTAGGTTCATGCTGAACGAACAAGAAAAAAAAGCAGTTCATGAACTGCTAAAAAGTGTTAATGTTGTACGTAGTAAAACAGAAGAATTGACTCAATTACAAACTGAACAGAAGATGCTTATTTACTATCTTCAGGGTGTGATGGATGCTTCAGATCAGGAGTAATGAGAGAAGTGAACTCTCGAGGATGTTCTAAAAATGTTTGGATACTTTTGCTATCTAAAATTCCATTAATGCCTGATGAGATTGGAAAATTTTTATTAGTATTTTTCTCCAACAATTCTAGTATTTTATCTAATTTATTGTTAATCGTTTGGTTTGATGAATTTGCAAGAATATTATCAAGCTTATTATCTAAATCGTTTAATGTTGTGTGTTTTTGATCTTTAAGTTCAGGCATGATAAAGTCATCAAAACTTTCAATCATCTCATGAAGTTTATTTTTGGCTACGTCAATGTCCTCTACTTCTAGGGAATACATGATTGTTCTATTGCTAGAAACATCAAAAGGCAAACTTTCTCCGTGATGAATAATAGGGATCATAGGTCGATTAAGAGCCTCTCTAAATCCTAGCTCATAAAAAGCATTTGGATTGTGGCCGGTCATATCTGCAATTACAAGATGATCGTGTTTGAGATGACTAATAATACTATCATTGATATTTCCAGATGAACTTTCTTGATCGACTCGAACTACATTGTAACCAAGTTCTTCACAAACAGGTTGAATTAGATTTCTCAATACTTTGTTTGCGTGTTTATTGGTGGCATCTCCTGGTGAACCGATAGCAGTAACAACAAAACAAGTTTTATCAGACATAAATACTAACCCCAATCGTTTTTATTTTATTATACCAAATAACGATAGTGAATTAAATAATAAGGAGGTAAAAAAAATGACACAGTTAACGCTGAAACAATGGATGGCAGTGCGAGACATGACCGTCCTTCAATTTGCGGATGCTATTGGTGTAAGTTACCCGACAGTCTCAAATTGGCGAGTTGGTAACACAAAGCCAAATGCAAAGTATATCCCAGTGATTGAGAAGACACTTGGGATTGATTATAAAGATATCATCTGGAAGTGATGATCTTATTTTTTTAGGAATTAAAATGAATGAATTGATTTTATCAAATAATCTATCTCAGATAGAACTTGAAATCAGCCATCACAAGCAAATAGCTGGACAGTCGATTTGGGAAATCGGCAGAAGATTGAACCATGTAAAGGAAAACGATCTTGCTCACGGTGAATTCATGGATTGGTACCTCGGTCTCGGTATCGATAAGGATTTCGCCAGCAAATCAATGAAAATTGCTAAAGAACTTCCAAATTTCGAAACGTTTCGAAATTTAGGAACTACAGCTCTACACCTCATAGCAACCCTTCCAGAAGAAGAAAAGCAAGAACAGATCCAACGAATTGAGGACGGTGATACCCCGACAGTTCGGGAGCTGAAAGAAGTCAAAAACAAACTCAAACTAAGCCAACAAGCAAATGATCTTCTAAGGGGCGAGAATGAGGCTCTAAAGGCTTCTAAAGTAGAAGTGAGGGAAACAATCAAGAAAGTCGTCCCAGACGATTACAGAGCCACACGGGAGCTAAATAGGCAATTGCTAGAAAAGAACAAGGAACTTTCTAAAACCGTGAAGGCGATGGAAGAACGCTCTGAGTTCATCGAAAAGCAACTCACTGACACACTGGCCCAGCGTGAAGAGGTTGATAAGAAATCTGCTCAGTATGATGAATTGACTCGAGCGATTGAAGAATCACAAGGGCAACTCAATAGTGTACAGAAGCAAATCTCAGCCTACAAGAACATCACAAGCCTATTGCAGAAGGGTAATGACTTTTTAGCAAGCATGGGTGGTCTGATCTATGCAGATGAGGAAAAAGTCCTCAAAGCTGATGGAATCATCCGAAATGAATTTGACAGTTTTATCAGCCGAGGGCTTCGTTTTTTCAACGACCTGAACGATATCCGCAAAGAAAGCAACATTTTAGAAGGAGAATTTGAATAATGAATGAAGTGACAATTCAACCTACCGAGTTAGTGGTAGAAGACGCAATGATCCATGCGCTCCAGGAATTAAAAAAGCTGAAAGAAGGCCAGTCCATCTTATCAGCCGATGTTGATTATCTGAAGAATGAGCAACCAGTCAACCCTTCGGTATGTCTGGCATTGGAAAAACTACGCAAGAAAAAGGTCGTGGCCCTGCTCGGTGGTAAAGACAGCCAGGCATACCGTGACCGACATTTTGCACAATCTGTATTTTCTCAGGCTGCTAAAGACTTCAAGGACTATTTCCGTATTCCACGCTACGACTTATTGAAGCGCAAGGACGAGGAAAAAGCTTTCGACTATTGGGATAGTTGGGAGCCATCAGCAAATACCAAGCTAGAAATCAAAGCCCGAAACGGACAGATGAGTTTAGTCGGGTAAGGAGGCTTACATGGTTCTAGAATTATTTGGAACTGAATTTAAAGATAAACTCTTTGAAGAGCTGGTTTCACTCAACATCAAAGCTATGGAAGAAGCTAAGCGTAGATCAAGCAGACATATTACATGGGTGCCGATCAAACAGCTACAGGAAGCGACCGGATGGGGTAGAACTAAACTAGAAGAATGGAGAGACCAAGGGAAATTTCAATTTCAACAGTCCGGAAAGGGCGGGAAGTATCTATATAATTTGGAAGATGTTCAGCGATTCTGTCGAAGTTTGCAAAAATAAAAAAAGCGCCTTGAGAA